TATACATTAAAACCAGAAACCAGAAATCAAATAAGAAAGAAAACTGATGAGTTCGCATCTTAGTAATAAAAAACTTCGTAATTCTATCGTGACAGCCAGCCAAGCATGGTCGGCTGTTTACGAGAGACAAAAGCTATACAGAGAGAAAACTGGTCGTGCAGAGCCTTTTCAAGGCAATGAAATGACTCAGTGGGGAAACGATCATGAGCCTATAGCTCTTGCAGCGTTTGAAGATGAAATGAAGGGCATTTGTCGTGAAGGTAATAAATTAATAGTACATCCTGATAGACCGCTAGGTGCTTCACCTGATGGTTTTTTAGGAAAAATACCTTTAGAAATAAAATGTCCGTTTACTCAAAAAATTTATCCAGAGATTCCAGAACGCTACTATTTCCAAATGCAGGTACAGATGTTTTGCGTTGGAGCAGAAGCGTGCTGGTTTTACATATGGACACCAAATGAAACCTCGAAAGAGATGGTGTTCTATGATGAGTCTTTTATGGACTGGTTCATACCGAAGGCGGAAGAGTTTGTCCAGTATGTAAGAGATGATGTTGAACCTCCTCGATACAAGAGGAAGCCTATTTATAATAAGGAGATAATATGAAAGTAGGATTAAATATTAGTATTGATGTATCTAAGATTGATAAAAGCAGATTGTATAAAGGTGAAAAAGGTAACTACCTAAACCTGACTACATTTGTAGATATTGATAATAAAGATAAATACGATAATAATGGATTCATTAGTCAAAGTGTTACTAAAGAAGAGAGAACTAACGGTGTGCAAACACCTATTCTTGGTAATGTAAGAGTTATGTATACAGATGCTGGATCTGTTCCGGCTCAGGCAGAGCTTGAAGAAGATGTTCCGTTTTAATAAAAAAGGGGAGTTTATAGCTCCCCATTTTTTTAACAATTACTTGTTGCAAATGTACATTGTTACTTCAAAACCGAAACGCATTTCAGTTGCTGATGGTGTTGTCCACATAGCTGGTCTCCTTTCATCTAGATTTAATAAGATTATACCAATTGTACTGCGTAAGAAAAAAAATGGAGAATTAGAATATGCTAATGAAATGTATTAAAATTTTTGTATGCTTTTTATTCTTCTTTCTTGCACTTGGAATTTATGTGCATTATGATTTAATAAAAGAGCAGCCAAGACCAGAGTTTATTTGTCATGATGGCAAACTAATTAAGTCGATGGATATAGAGAGCATCTACTTACAGGTTAAAGACACTAAGTGTATAGTCTTTGAAGATTTAATTATTGTAGATAAAGAGGTAGTAAAATGAGCGATCCAATTAATCCAGACCACTATAAAAAAGGTGGTATAGAAACATTTGATGTAATAAAAGCAAAGCAAACTCAAGAAGAAACTATAGGATATTGCAAAGGTAATCAAACAAAATATTCTCATAGAAGAGGTTATAAAAATGCTACTAAATCAGAACGCTTGGCATGGGCAAAGCAATGCAAAGAAGAATGTCGTAAACAAAGATGGTATTTAGATGAAGAAGAAAAAATTTACGATGAGATTATTGCTGAAGAAATGGCTAGTCCAGTTATGCCCAGTGAGTGGATCGAAGATCCATTGCATGATGAAGACTAATGGCTATAAAATCACCAACTTTAAAAAAGTGTAAATGCGGTATGCCTTCTCGTATTTATGACAAAAAGAAATATTGGTGTGGTATTAATTTAGAAGGGCATGGGTATTGTAAAAATGATAACAAAAAGAATAGCGATTGATGGTATGTGGTTAGATCTACAGTTTTTTAAAGAAGGTGATGGCGGTGTAAGAGTTGAAGTTGAAAATCATATTACAGGTAAACGCTATAAAATGTTTCCAAACAATAAAGTGATATTTGCGGAGGAATAAACATGGATTTTAACGAAATATGTTTAGTTGCAATAGGTGGAATTTTTTTAATATTATTATTATAAAATGCTTGACAAGTTATTTGATATGTCAGATAATAATTATGTGGTGATAATTAATTAAGGAGATAAAAATGAAAAAGCAATTCAAAGTTTACCAAGTCAACCTATCAAGACCTGAACATGACCGTATCAATGAGTTTGGTCATAACGCAGTAGGTCGTCACAGAAGAAACATTGACCTACATTTCAAAAGCAAAGCAGAGTTAGCTAAAGCTAACATCAGATACCAAGACTACAATCATGTCGCTGATATTATGGCGGAAGATTTGGAAGATGTGTTTGGTAAAGGTAACAACGCTTGGGATAATCCTGATGTAAAAATTCTTGGTGCAATGCACAGTGTGTCTGTTGGTGATGTCGTCGGTTATAAAGATGACTTTTACCTAGTAGAGAATTACGGTTTTAGTAAGTTGCCTGATAGCTTCTACAAGTTTGATCAAGCTAGGTATGAAGCCGACTGGGAAAGAGACACTGAAGAGCAGCCTAAGTACAATGTAGATCAGCGTTTAATTAATCAAGTAGAAAACAGAGACTAAGGAGATAATTATGCCAAAAGTAAAAGATATATTTCAAGAGTTAGATCAAGACTTAGCAGAATATTTTGGTCGAGTTCCTAATGAGTCACCTGAGGAGTTTACTGAAAGACTTATTGGGGAATTACACGATATGTTTAAGGAGGATAAATAATGATAGAAGATTGGTTTTTTGTTCTGTATGTGTTGGGCATCGTTTGGATGCCCATCTTTATTGTAACTTTGATTGTAGAATGTTTTTTTGAAAAGTAACTAGACTAACTTAAAATTGGGAGCTTATGCTCCCTTTTTTTTATCTGTACCTAATAAAGAATTATTATTACCTATAGCAGCCATTGCTTTATCTTCTGCTATTTGTTCGTTAATCGCATTTGCAAATTCTTGCGATCCTTGTAAATCTACCTTTTTATTTAGATCCTTCATAAATCTCTTTCGTTATAATATTGTTTTTATACATATCGTCTAAAGCTTCTTTTAATTCCTTAGACACCTTATTTTCGTCTATTTTAGGTAATTTGTCAAATGTAACTGGTTTTGATTTTACCCCAGAATTATCGATTAAACGAATCTTAACTCTTGGGTCATCAAAGTATTCTTTTGCAACCTTCTCAATTACATCTCTTGCACCAGCGTGTGTTTTTAAATGTTCTTTTAATGGTACAGTTCTGCCTGTTCCCCATTTTGCACTTTGATTTTTAGCTCGTGTTAATGATCCATTTTTCAAAGCCTCTACTGGATCACGATAAACATAATTAATTTCAACACCTCTTCCAGCATCTAAAGCATCGTCAATTTTTTGTTTAGCACTTCCAAAAGTACTCATATTGGTATCATATATCATTTCTGCTTTAGTTGTATATTTTGCAGTTCCTGATGATTTTCCAGCTCCAGTGCCACCGGCAGTAAATGAAACAATCTTGTCATATCCTTCTGGTGTAGGATTTCTTAATTTGTCAGCATATAATTCTTTTGTAAATGTACTTGCTCCTTCATGCACATCTGCTGATCTGGTTCTGTTTTGCACATACTCTGGAAATAGTTCACGAGCTACATCAGTATTTAATAAACGACCACCCATTGATGTTTCTGGCGCAATATTTTTATCTATCTTTTTATATGCTTCTTTAAACTCTGGAAAGTTTCTATATGTTCTATCTATATACTTATCTGCACTTAATAATGATGGTTTAGATAATACTTTAGCTGTTTTTTCTGCTCCTTTAATTATTCCAGCAAATGGAATAACATCTAAAAAATCTAAAGTTCTTGGATCTACTCGTGTTGTCAATTTAGTTCCAGTATACGGCATTTCACCATAAGACATTTCATTTAACAAATCAGGAACACTTGATAATGCTTTTGGCATTGTATAGTTGGCAGCATCAGCTAAAACACCAATTATTTCATTTCTTGGAGTAGGTTGTATAGTATTTCCTGTATAAACATTATTCAAATAATATTGTTTTGATGGAATAGCATTAGGATCTGCTTGTTTTAACTTTGGATCTAATAACCCAATTTGATTAAGAGTTCTTGCCATTACTTATTTTCCCATATTAATTTTAACCAATACTTTAAAGTATCAACTCGTTTTGTATCTTGTAGTTTATTTAGCCATGCTTGGCGTTGCATAAGCGGCTTCTTGGAGAGATTAAGTGCTTCGCAATACCTTTGGTAGGCTTGACTATAATTATCTGTTTCTGTGCCGTCTGGCAGGGTAATAACTCTTTTAGTCATCAAGTTCCGGTATGTCTGCATAGATAGAATCTATAACAATCTCAATACTAGAACCATCTGACAAGAATAATGTCATAGTGTCCTCACCGTAAGTCACCATAACTTCTTCAATGATCTTGCCAGTCATTACTTCTGCTATTTCGTCTATATCCATACTTCTCCCTAGATGCTGATGGCGGACTCGAATTTTTTTAAGTCTTTCATCTGTTTGTTGCTTCTCGACCATTTTCCGCAGTCTTTGCAACGTAGCCTCTGATAAACGGTATTTGTATTGCAAGATAAGCCTCTCTTAATAAGATTACTGCCGCCACAATTAGGACAAACAACACCCTGACTATGACTATTATGGTTTGGATGGTTTCTAATCCAAGACAACATCTTTTCATAGACCTTTTCCAACAATACAACATCTTGGATATTATATTTCTTCATCATATCCCAAGCCTGTTTATCTTTGTTCATGCACCGTATCCACAGCTCATGACCAATATGTTTTACTTTTCCACCAAGACCTAATGCTTGTGCGACATAATCTAGTTTATTACTAGGGAACTTAAACTTGGATCGTGATGTCCTAAGTAGGTCAATCTCTTTGTAAGGTGATGGGGGAGTAAGTCCTAGTAATAGGAACTCTTTGTTGAGCGTTGGTATATCAAACTTCGTACCGTTATAATGTATCACCGCATCAGCTTCTTCCAAAAGAGCGTATATCTTCTTTATCATCTTACGATGAGTGTCTTCCATAATGCTGCTAAAAAATACTTCTTTTTCGTCTAACCACTTCGCTGCCCAACACATAACATAACTAGATTCCATGAGTTGG